TAGTTGCAGCGTTTCGTGACCCAATCGATAAAATGAAAAACCCATTCTTACAACAGATTGGGAATTGGGTTGCTGATCCTAACACTGAAACTAAATTTAAAGACTTAGGGGAACACGTTTCTAAGGGCTTAGGCACTATCATGGACGCCTTTTCTAAAGTCTTTAATCTCGGTGATGGTACAGATAAACTTAATGGCTTAATGGACGGTCTCAATAAGTTTGTCGATAATCTTAGTAAGAGCATTGCTAACAACGCCCCTAAAATCGTGGCTTTCTTCAAGGAAACCAAAGACAGTTTAGGTGCGGTTTTCAGCATTGGTAAAGACTTTGCTGGCGGTGTCTGGGAAGTTGCAGTCGACATGATTAAAGGTGTTGCTGGTGCTTTCAATTTAATGACTGGCAATGGTAAGAAGGCTAAAGGACCAGTCACATCACTATCTAAGGCTTTGGGTGGTATTGCAAAACACAAGACGGCTATTAAGACAGTCGGTTCTTTGTTTGCTGCTTATTTCGTAGGCTCTAAGGTTGCTCTTGGAATAACGGCAGTAGTCAAAGGCATTCACGCATGGCGAACAGCTACAGTCGGAATGACTGCGGCACAAAAATTATTGAATCTAGCTATGGCTTCCAACCCGATTGGTTTGATTGTGGTTGCAGTAACTACGGCTATCACTGCCCTAGTGCTACTCTACAAGCACAATAAGAAATTCAAAGCCTTTGTAGACGGCATGTTTAATGCTGCCAAGAAAGCCTTTGAAAAAATCTTCAAGGTTACTAAAGAAATCTTTGGCAAAATCATTGATTTCTTCAAGAAGGACTGGAAACAAGTCCTTTTATTTATTGCCAATCCTATCGCTGGAGCGTTTGCTTTAATTTACAAGCACAACAAAAAATTCAAGAAATTCGTTGATGGTATTGTAAAAAATATCAAAGACGGATTTTCTAACGCTGGTAAATGGCTTGGTAAGACATGGGATGGCATGAAGAAGACCTGGACGGGTGCGATGGACTCAATGACCAAGAGCACCAAGAAAGGCTTTGAAAAGACCAAGACTTACTTCACTGGTGGCGAAAAAGGGATTAAAACCTTTACTAACACTGCTAAGAAATTGCTTGTAATCTCTAATCCAGTAGTCGCTGGTTTCGAGTTGATGTACAAGCACAACAAACCATTTAAGAAGTTTGTTGATAGCACCGTGGACCATGTCAAAGATATGGCTAAAGGCGTTGCAAAACACATGAGTAGCCTTAAGAAAGATTGGGGCGAAAAGTGGGAGAATGTCAAGAAGTTCGCATCTAAAACATGGGAAGGTATCAAGGGTAACGCTACGGAAGCCATGACCGCCCTTGGTAAAGACATCGACAAACACCACAAAGGTATCAATAAGAATTGGTTTGATGGTTGGGAAAACTCTAAGAAATTCCTATCTAAAAAATGGGATGAAATCGGAGCGTTAACACAAGAAAAATTCGGTGTTAATATTACCAAGCTAATTACCGACGCATTGACCAATATCGCTAAGTTCTTCAAAGATACGTGGGATAACGTGAAAAAAGGCTTTGGCGAAATGTGGGACGGCATGAAGAAACTTGCCGGAGACGGGATCAACGCTGTCATCGCTCTCCCAAATGCTGGTATCGACGGTATCAACAAACTGATTTCTGATTTTGGTGGTAGCAAAGAAGCTATCTCTAAAATTCCTAAAGTTAAGTTTGCCGGTGGTACTGGTATGTTTAGCTCATACCGAAACCCAATTACTAAGCCTACGTTAGCTACTCTCAATGATGGTTACGATAGTCCTGAAACCAACAACCAAGAAATGGTAATTCTACCTAATGGTAAGTCATTCTTGCCACAAGGTCGCAATGTTGAATACCTCTTACCAGCCGGTTCGGAAGTAATTAACGCTAGTGAATTGGCTATGCTCATGGGTGTTGAACGTGGAGCGTTTGCAAAGGGTACTGGTTTCTGGTCTAAAATCTGGGACACTGCTACCAACGTTGCTGGTTCGGTTTGGGATACGATGAAAAACGGTGTCGATAAATTCATGAAAATGATTGAGTTTGTCGGTGACGTGGTTAAAGACCCCGTTGGATCATTGGCTAAAAAATTCAGCCCTAATGCTGATAAACTGGCTGGGATGTTTAACCCACTTGGTAACGCATTGTATAAGAAACCAGTCGAAGAAGCCAAAAACTGGTGGAAAGAGCTTTGGTCCATGGCTAATGCCTCAATGGATGAAGGTACTGTCGCTATGGGTGCCAAAGGTGATGACTACCGTTTCAAAGACAAGGCAAAAGACGCTGGTGCTGACCCTTGGGGCTATTTCTATCGCGAGTGTGTATCATTCGTTGCCAGTCGTTTGGCAAATCTCGGGGTTAAACCTAGCTTGTTTAGTCACCTTGGTAACGGGAACCAATGGATTTCTGCCAGCGTGCCACACTTAAGCAGACCTAAACCGGGTACGGTAGCCGTCTACACTGGTGGTCCGGTATCAAGTAACCACGTTGACTTTGTAACAGCCGTACATGGCGACACCTACGATGGTGAAGAATACAACTACGGCGGTAATGGTCAGTATCACCAATATGCCGGACGACATATTTCGAACGCTGCTACTTTCCTTGATTTCGGTGTTCGAGATAGTGGCAGTAGCGGTGAAGACAATAGCAAACCGTTAAAAGACCGTAACAGCCCACTTCAAACCTTGATTAAACGTCAAGTCGGTGGCATGTTTGATTGGATTAAGAAAACCCTTGGTCCATTGCTCAGCCCAGCTGGTGGCGGTGAAGATGGACCTCAAGGTACGGGTGTTTCAAGATGGCGTGAATCGGTTGTTCGTGCCTTGAAAGCAAATGGAATCGAGCCGAATGACTTCCGTGTATCTAAGATTTTGGCAACCATCCAGCGTGAATCTGGTGGCAACCCTAACGTTCAAAATAACTGGGATAGTAACGCCAGAGCTGGTACACCTTCAATTGGTTTGATGCAGACTATCCAACCAACGTTCGACGCATATAAACACGCTGGTCACAACAATATCCGAAATGGTTATGATAACTTGCTTGCTGCAATCAACTACATCAAGCATCGTTATGGTACATCGGACGCAGCCTTTAACCGTGTCGCAGCTTATGGCTACGCGAACGGTGGTCTAGTCCACAAAAACGGCGTTTATGAATTGGCTGAAGGCGATATGCCAGAATATATCATTCCAACAGATATCGCCAAACGTGGCAGAGCGTGGCAACTACTTACTGAAGCAGTGGCACGTTTTGCCGGCGATGCCCCACAAGGCAATCACGATAATACTTCAGACCGTGAGCGTGTCTCTATGCTTGAAAGCAAATTAGATGTCATGATTGACTTGCTTGGTCAGTTGGTAACCAACGGTTCTAACCCAATCGAAGTTAGAAATATCATCGATGGTAGAAGCGTGTCAAACGGTCTAGCACCCTTTATGACAAAAGCAACAAACGATTATGAACGCAGACAAGCGTTGCTAGGAGGTAGCATTATTTGATAGGAATGTCAGTAACTTATGACGGTAAGAACTTAACCGAATTATTTAATGAGGGACAAGGGCGTACCGTTCCAGTAGATGTCACGAAAAACGTGGCATCGAATTTCAACAACAACTATCAAGACCAAGGGCGTAGACGCTACGGTCAGCAATTCCTATATAGCACCTTGTCAGTTAAGCAGATTCAAGTGTCGTTTACTCTCGTCGGAAACTACGACTACTTTAATACCATCGCTGAAACATTGGGCGGTTATCTGAATGTAGATAAACCGAAACCATTAATTTTTGGCGATGAACCTAACAAGGTTTGGGAGGCTATCCCGTCCGGTCAAGCGTCGCTTACCGTGGATAAGAACACGGCGCCGATTACCGCAACAGTAACGGTTACGTTCGATGTTCCAAAAAGTTATGGTGAGAACAAGGCGCAAGCCTTGGTAAATAGCGATGGTGAAACGAAATACGGCAGTATTAAAAAGGTTTCAACTGGTCACTACAAGGCGACTCTAAAGAACTTTGGTACGGCTGAAACCTATCCAGACATTAAGCTGAAGTTTAACTCAGATAATGGCTGGGGTGGGGTTGTGAAATCTTCCAGCGATAGATACGAGATCTGATACCCTAA